CTTAAACAGCTTCGTAAGATTGAGAAAAGCTGTAAATCATGTGAAGAGGCTATCCGGCTGGCTCTCAAACTGGCAAGTGCAAATCTTGTCTCAAAGCTCTACGAGATTGCAGCCGGTTCAAAGTATGAGGTTAGTGCAGTTAAGCTACTGGTACATAATCAACTACCGGAGCTATTTTCAGACAAGCAACGTGTCGAAGTAGATAGGAAGTCGCTTGAGGTAAAAGCAGAGAAACCAGCTGACTTGAGCGATTTCGCAGCAGCTCTTACTGAGATGTCTAAAAAGCGGAAAGCAATTGAGGTAGCTGAAGTAGAAGAGGCAGAGTAAATGGACGTATCTACTCCTGAGCACTTTATCAAGTTAATACCGAGAACAGTTAAAGAAAACCTTGAGTTTAGAGAAAACCTCAATCTTTTGTGCTCAGCAGACGAGGGTTTCAAGAATTTGTTTTTAGACCTTTGTAGCAAGTCACCTCAGATTATGTACGATTGTCTCTATTGGGCCTGCAATCATAAAGAGACAGCAGATAGGAAAATACTCCCGTTCATAACACGAAGAAAGCAGATAGTAGCAATTAACACGTTAAGCTGGTGCATTGACAATCAACATGATTATGGTACTGAGAAGTCCCGTTGTCAAGGAGCTACAGAACAGGTAAAGGAACTTGTAAGAAGGTGTCTGTTTAAGCGAAACTGTAACTTTATAGTTGGCTCTTTGAAAAAAGAAGATGTAGACAATCGACCTGACCCAACGACTATCTTTGCTAAGATTGATAATGCAGTTGAGATGCTGCCGGACTGGTTTGAGATGAAAGCAGGAGTGGACTATGAGCGTAAGGATATGGTAATTCATTTTAAGAAGACTAACTCGGTTATAAAGGGCGAGACTACCAACGAGAACTTTAGCATTAGTAAGAGAGCCGATGCGGTCTTTCTTGATGAGTTTGGTAGAGAGCCTCATAGAATAGCAGAGTCTATAGAAGGTTCTGTAAGAGATGTTTCTGATTGTATTATCTATAATTCAACACATTGGTTCGGTCTGAATCATCCCTTTAATCTGGCGATAAACAGACCAACTACCAAGAAAGTTACGCTGTTCTGGTATGAGAATGAAGAACAGATGAAAGGAGCATACACAAGTCCGAGAGAAGGTGTTATAGAGTTGATAGACGAAGATTATTATAGACAAAATTATCCAGAATTTGCTGAAGAGTATATGAAAGGCTAAAATTATGGATAAAGACTGTTTTGAAGATTTGAATGAGGAGTCTGATTCTTCTTCAAACGGTTATCTATTACAGGATACCGTAATAACATAAAATATGTCAGTTAGATTTACAATAAGAAGCTTATCAGAGAAGTACAGAAAGCTGTTTAGAGCTGATGGATGCTCCGGCTTACCTAAACCAATCCGTTCTCCTTGGCATGATTATGAAGAGAAGAGACGAAAAGGTAACAGGCGAGACTTCTTGAGCAACGTGTGGGGGGTGTGTGTAGGATCATCTGATGCTGTCTTCGATCATATCATAATGGAGAAGATAAAGCTCTTACACATCAGACCTCCTGATTACACCGGCGAGATTGCTTTTGAGACAGACAACGAGATAATTACAAATGTTGTCTTCAAGCCTAATTCCGGCAGACAAAACTTTAGCTGGTGGAGTCCGCTCGATAACTTTAGACCTAATCAACTGCATAACTACATCTTAGCATGTGACATCTCATACGGTCTCGGTTCGTCAAATTCTGTTATAGAGATTTATGACTGTAATACGAAAGAGCAGGTTGGTGAGCTGGTCGATCCATTTGTTCCTCCAGCAAAGTTTGCAGATATAGCGGTTGCAACAGCAAGATGGCTTGGTGGACAAAATCAGGCGTTTTTGCTTTGGGAGAATAACGGCGGGCAGGCAAGCACATTTAGAGACAGAGTAAAATTTCAGGGCTATTATAATGTTTATATGAAGCGAAAGGAAGAGGCAAAATATAGAAAGAAGAGCGATACATATGGTTGGAGATCGAATGCCGATGCTAAGGCTATCTTGCTCTCTAATTTAGGAACAGCTCTTACTTGTGGCCTTACTGGTGCAGATGGCTTTGTTTCATTGAAGATACATAGTAAGGAGTTGTTAGAGGAGCTTCTTGACTATATCTGGTATGAGAATGGAGACGCTGGAACGTCGAAGACAGCAGACTTAAAGAGTGGAGCGAAGAAGAGACATGGTGATAGAGTAATTGGAATGGGGATGTGTATTCTCGGAACAAAAGATCAGCTTCCTGCAACAATCAAACAGCCTGTTGTAGTACCTGCTAATAGCTTTATGGCAAGATTCAATCGCTGGATCGATGAAGAAGCTGAAAAAGCACGATTTGAGAGGGTTTTATCTTAGTGATCTGGACACGAGAAAGAAATACAGAATACCAAAGAGAGCCTTGTCTAAATAGGTAAATGATGGCAAAAAACCACGATATAGATAAGCCTGATGTTAAGCAACGATACCCAGCTCGTCTTCAAACTTTGTGTCACACATGGTCGAAGAAGTGGGCAGGTCCGTTACAGCACACACAAAAGTTGATAAAGCTGTGGACATCAGGCTATTACGACAAGAATTACGCCCGCTGGCATTTAATTAACTTAATGAGTCGTGGAGCAAGTACGATTGTCTCGTATCTCTGTGAGGGTAATCCAAAGATTCTCGTTCAGCCGCTCGCGCCTAAGCTTCGTCAGTATGCGTACTCTCGCCAGCTTGTTATGAACTTTCTCGCTGATAAGAATAACTTCGCTGAAAACGTCTTGATTCCAGGAGCCACACTTAGCATGTTTGGTGGTGTTGCTGCAAGAACCTTCTTTGAGTATGATAGAATCATCTCGTTAAAAGATGATGTTATAAAAGTAGGAACGCCTAAAGTGGCAATTATCGAACCGGCTGATTACATCGGCGACCCGTCAGCAAAGCGTCGAGATGATTTTGTTATAGAAGGAGATGTTTACCGTCTACCTACCAGGTATGCTAAAGACCTGTTTGCGAAAAAAGACGGGTTTGGACGTCAAATAGCAGATTTTATATCGCCTGACTGCAAGCTGGCTACTGAATATTCGGTCGAAGAAACAACTCATGGTTTTGATTACAATAAGTTTGCTCTTGAAGAGTATACTACGTTTATAGATGTCTACAATCGTAGAGATAAAGTTATAGAGACGATAATGCCGATGGGCAAGAAAGCTGTTATCTTGAAAGGCATTGCTTGGAAAGGTCCAGACACACCGTATGATTATCTTGGTTATGTCTATCCTCCAAACTGCCCGATACCACTACCACCTGCTTGGGAATGGTATGATTTGGATGTATCTGAAAACAGAGTAGCTCTTACAGCGAGACAACAAGCAGAAGCACAAAAGAACATTATAGCTGCTGATCCTGGTGCTAAAGAAGCAGCTGAGGCAGCGCTTAAAAACCCAAACATGAACGTCGTGATTGCTAAGGGAATGGAAGCTGTTAAGACACATTCATTAGGCGGGATGGCTCCTGAAAATTATAACTGGATACGTTTTTGTGAAGCGCAGTTTACAAAGACCGGTATTCCGGCTGAGTCGTTAAGAGGTGTTGGAGCAGAAGCACCCACAGCTACGCAAGAGCAGCTTATCTTTAAGAATGCTACAAGAATCGTAAATGGTTTTTATAATAAGTTTCATAGCTGGATGACAGATATACTGAGAAAATGGTCTTGGGCAGTTGGAGCGGCTCCTAATACATATATTGAGATTTTAGACGAGCTTAATCTTCCTGGAATTGGCAGGTGGGAATATCCTGTTGTATTCTCCAAGGCTGATAATGTTGCTGATTTTGAGCAGTTTGTCTTAAAAGTCGTGCCGTATAGTACGCAAAGGACACATCCAGAACTACAGTATCAAAGACTAATGCAGCTTATGACGAGCTGGATGATTCCTACGATGCCAATGAGAGAGGCTCAAGGAGCAACAATCGACTTGCCGATGGTAGACAGGTTACTTGCTGACTATGGCGGGTTTGAGAACTTTCCACAGTGGTACCGCAGCGTAATTCCCCATGAATTATCTGGCATTGACTATGTAATGAAGACAAAAGATAGTAAGAATAAGTTCGGGCAAGGAAACGACAGTTACGGAAGTACAATAACTTCAGGATTAGCAAACGCGGCACAGCAGCAGACGAGAACTACCGGCGGCCCTGAAGGCTTAGGAGGGTTTACGAAAAGTGAGTTATAAACAATTGAAGACAGGTTTAGCGTTAATTGTAGTATTAGCGTTTTCTGGTTGTGTAAGTTTAGATAAATCAGTATCTTCGCTGCTTTATGAAAGTGCGTTGCCTGATATTGTTACCATATCTACCACTGACATCTTTGGAATGATGAGTGTAGGTGCTGGTTTTTTTATAGAAGATGACTTACTGATTACTGCTAAACATGTTATTCAAGACGCTAATTCTGTAGATGTCATATATCGTAGTGGGCTAACAACTAATGCAATAAATTGGAATAGCCCATTTGATGATATTGATATTGGTATAGTTAGAGTCAAGACAATTAAGAGAGAGAAGAAAGCAAACTTCTCAGTTGTCAGACAAGGTGAGATAGTACGAGTAATAGGTAGTCCATTTGCTTATCCATTCGTACTTACAGCCGGAATAGTCGCATCATCGGAAGTAGATATACTGTATTTTGGTAATTGTAAGTATATATTAATTGACTGTAGAGTAAATCCTGGTAATAGTGGCTGTCCTGTTTTAGATAGTAAGAACAGAGTCATTGGAATGGTAATAGGCTATATTGGTAATCTTGGTGTTGTAATACCGTCAAGGTATTTTAGGAGTTTGTAAAGTGCCGCTTAAACAAGGAACATCTAAGAAAATAGTATCAGAAAATATTTCAGAATTGGTTAGTTCTGGCCGTCCACAGAAGCAAGCTGTTGCTATTGCGCTTTCACATGCCAGAAAACAAGGAGCGAAGATTCCTAAACAATCTAAGTACAAAAGGCATAAAAGATAATGGAGTGGTTAAAGGAACTATTCGACAGATTACTTTCAATTTTTCCAAGAATATACATTGTTGCTCCATATGAAGCTGGTATTAGAATTACTTTTGGTAACAGATATAAGACAAAGCAGGCTGGTTGGTACATAATCTGGCCGTTAATTCAACGTTTTGTATGGATGGAGATACAAACACAAGTAGTCGATCTCAGAACTCAATCAATCAGGACTAAAGATGGTTACGATATTGTTGTTAGTGGAGCTATTCAGTATAGTATAAAAGATGTTGAAAAGGCTATTATCAATGTACAGGATGTTGATAAATCAATTGAAACTCTTTGTCTTGGGGTTATTCTGGAATTTGTAAAAAATAAGACGCTGGAAGAGTGCCAGAATGTTGTTGCATTGAAAGATGAGATTCTTAGAGGTCTTAGAGATGCTTCTAAAGGCTGGGG